CGGATCGCCTATATCAATTTGCGTTCCTGCTATGTCATATTCACCGCTTGATGAGCTTTGCATATTATAAACATATAATCTCATCGCTGTTGCTAATGTTAAACTTGTAATGCTTGGCTTTGGTGAAAGAGTTGTATCTACATATCTTGTAACTTTAGTTGAAGCACTATTGTAATAATCAACATCGCTTTCTTCAAACGCTTTATAGCCCATATAAGCGTTTATTGCCACCGCAACTTTAAATTCAGTTTGTATATTAACTATTTGAGTTAAAATAGTTTCGACAGTAACAGTTAAACCAAGAATTAAATCTACATCTACATCAACTTCATAATTTTCTTGTGTCAATATATCAACAAACAAGTTTAAAGCAAATGGTATAGCTACATTTAATGAATAGAAGTTAGGTGGTGTAATAGTTGCTAAACTTTCAATGAAATTAAAATAAATTCTTGTAATGGTTGTTTTAGTGCCATCAAGATTTTGCCGATTCACTAACAAGTAAACATTACCACTGCTATCAGTTATCGCAAAATAATTTTCAGCGTAAATAGCACTTGGGATTTCTATATAATTATCAATTATATTCGCATTTAATAAAGCAGTTTGGTTGTCGTTCATACCAATATTATTTGTTTCAAACTCCGTAAAACGTGTTGTCCTTGTTTGCCAATAAAGTTGTTTTGCTGTTGCTATTTCATTAAGCAAAGCATTTCCTTTAACAAGCATATCACCTAAAATAAAGTTTTGTGCTGTATCTTGGCTTGGAAACATTGGCAAAATAATTTCTAAACCTAAAACTTCCCCAGCGTCTTTGTCAAGATTATAAATAGGTAATGTTAAGCGTTTTTGCCTTTCAATATGAGTTATATAACCGCTATCACCGCTTGGAGTATAATTAAATGCGTCAATACACCAATACAAACGATATGCTTGTATTCCACTTGTTGGCATATAATAAGCACCAATAATACCAGTTTCAGCTATCATATCTTCGTATGTATCAACTAAATATGGTGTTTCAATAAAACCCTCACATATAACCCTTAATTTGTCGTTGCTATATTCGGTGGTTATTTTTGGGTATTCGTTTGCTATCTTGGTTGCATTTGCCATTTTTTCTCTTGATGTTATATATGAAGCCGAGAAATGCACTGTTTCTTCCCAATAGCTTTGGTAAAATTCAATTTTTATATAATCGAAACTGCCATCTGCGTTTGTATAGTAAATACCTTTTTGAGTTTCCGCAATTGCCAACCCCGTATCTTGGGCTACAACACTTTTCCCCGCTAATTTTGTATCAAAGAAATCTACTTTGAATTTAATCGTATTCTTTTCACCAAGCAAGACTAAAGGTTTATAAACACCGTCTTTTCCAAAAGATACACTATCACTCATTTTAATAACCGCACTTGAGTAAGGTAAATCGAAAGTGTTGTATCTAAATGTGTTCATAAAATAATCTCTTAAATTAGCATAGTCCGTATCTAATGTTGCTGTTTTGCTAACGTTTCCTATTTCAATAAATCTTATTGGTAATAATACATCTCTTTTAAGTGTGAAATTAGATTTGGTTATCGCAATTTCGTATGGTCTAAACTCTTTGTCAATTTGAATAAATTGTGAAATTCTATTCCAATTTTTGCTTAACTCATATCTACCAATAACAAATGTTTTAAAATAAGCAAATTCAGTCTTTGTTACGAAATAATTATCTTCAGTATAATCGCCTATCGCATATAAACCATCAGGGTTTGTTGAACTATTATATCTATCTAAATTATTGTGTTTCTTGGTTATCATTACCGTTTCAACGCCAGTTCGTTGAATTTGCCCATATAGGTTTTCGGTTAAGTCATATAATTCATTGATCCGTTCCACTTGATTTATAATAATTGCTGAATATTCATCAAACATATCGCCAGTCAATTCATATTGGTCTTGAAACTTACGATATTGAATAGAACGCATATTTTCAATATAAGGTCTATAAGTAACTTTGAAAACCGTATCATCATAATTGTAAACCGTTTCGCTAAATTGAATACTTACTGCACTATCTAAAATATATTGAATAGCCATTTTGGTTCCAAAGATATTATAAGCAGTATTTAAACCATCTATATAATCTTGTTTATAACTCCAAAAACACGCATATTGTTTCGTGCCTATTCCGCCCTTAAAATCTAATTGGTCGTAAACATCTTTAGCATAACAATAATCGGTTATATCAACTTCAACTATCGCAGAACTACTAACAGCAACCAACGCTTTAATACTTTCAAGTCTTTCCACGAGATTATTTAATGTTAATTTTCTATTGCTTTCACCAACAATTATTTCATCACTACGATATGAGATATATTCAGTAATTGAGCTTTCATATACATTTGGTTGGTCTTGTTCTGGAATAACATTTTCTTGAAAACTCTCAATGCTTTGGGCAAAGTTTTCACCACTGGATTCTTCAGTATAATCAATAATATTACTCTCTATATCAAATTCTAATAATCTTTGATTAACAAAATCGCCTTTTACTTTCCAACCTTCATCATAATACATTCTCGGTATCGCATTTACAACTTTACAAACGCTAAACAATGCTTCGCGCAAGTTTTTCTTATCTAAATAAAGTTGTGGTGCTATTACATCAGCAATAGCGGTTAGAAATTCAGTATCATATTCAAACAACCTTGTATCAACTATTTGGTTATATGGAACTAAAGGCGTAAGATTTCTAATTCTTTCAAGAACATCATCAAGATAATATTTAACACTATCTAATGGTTGCAAGAAAGTTAAACTACCTACAATAAACTTTTCAAGCCATTTAGTTGGCTCTATCAATGCTAAAGTGTGATTATATGTGTTTGTTGTGCCTTTTTGCCCTATTTCTCTTTTTGAACTATATATTAAATAATCTACTTCTCTTTTTAAAACTGCTACATCATAGATTCTAATATTTACTCTTGAAAATCTTTTAAACGCTTCTTTTCTTGCTAATCTTGGAATTGTCATAACACCACTATCAAGGCTCTCATCTAACTTGATAGTTTCAGCTAACATATCTGGCTTAACTGCGGTCATCAAACTTTTTTCATATATTTCTATTGTATAATTAAAAGCCAATTAAACCACCTACTTTCTCGTGTTATAAACTCCACCACTCAACGATTTCATAAAATCAGCTGTCAAGTTTTCTTTGTATGCCGTAATATTGTATTGAATAGCAGCATTTCCTACATAAGTAGCCAAAGCAACCATTCCCATTATAGGGTTTTTTGCCGTTAAAGCAGCAATCCCCACAAACGCAATACCTACTTGTCTTTTCTTTTGAGTAACTGTGTTTTCGGTTAATTCGCCTACATATTGGTTTACTTTAGTCGCCACCGTTAAACCAACGGCTACCGTCTTATTAAAACTCGTAATGCTTTTAGTGTGTTTTTCTTCAGCACCTTTGATTTGTGTTTTTCTTGATATTTGTGTTTTATGATAGTTAGGACTTGTTTGCTTTGTTTCAGTGCTAACATTATTATAATTTACATTGATATTATAATCTTGCATAATATCACCTACTCCTCATAATCGCTTTTGAATAAGGTAAGTGTTAGATATTGTCTTTCACCAAGTATAATAGGTCTTGTTACCGCTTTAGCGTGAACCCAAAATTGGTTTTTTACTGTTCCGTTTACTAACTCTTGAAAATACCATTTCTCACTTAAATCATAACTGTTGCTTGAAATCTTTTCTAAAAAGTTAGTTTCAATAAAAGAATCTACATAAACGCTTAATTCCATACTCCAAGAACTTTCTTCATTTCCACCTCTTGCTTCGCCATCGCTAATTCTGTGTGGGTAATTTTCAATATTAGTTCTTGTTAGATCCCCAGTGAAAGGCTTAACAACATTCATACTTGATGAACTTGTGCCTAATTTGTAAGTGTATCTGTTCCCGTAATAATAAGTATCACTAAAATCTACATAAACTGTGGTTGCTATTTGCGTGAAATAATTTCCGTTTAATGGTCTTGTTTGTCCGCTTGGTAATAAAGCGTCTATATTCCAAACCGTATTATAACTTTTAGAACCATCAGTTAAACTCTCTTGATTACCAACTAACTTTGCCACAATTTCTTCGGTTGCTTCTAATTGAGTATCAAAAACGCTTTGTATATCGCTGTTTAAAAGGAAAGTAAGTGTTATAGTCGCAAAACCACTTAAAGTCGCTGGTATCGGCTCGTAATCAGCCGTAAACTCCATTAAAACAGGTATATAATTGTTTTCTATTAAATTATAGCCACTTCTAATGTTATAAACGAAATCGGCTTTTTTATCTTCTAAATATGCGTAAGAACCAACTACGAATACTTGGTTTTCAGTGTTATTATTAAGTTTAGTTTCAATAGCATTTCTAATAACTTCACTAATCAAAGAAATCATCTCGCTTCCATTCTTTGTCAAATTGCTCTATGAACTCATTGTGCTGCCATTTCTCTTTTGAACTAATGCTTTCTAAATCAAGGTTTAAACTTCTTTTATTTCTTATACTTCGTTTTTCACTATCAATATCAATATCATTCGTTGCTTCACGAGAAATCCGTTGCCATTTGCTTATTTGTTTTTTGTTTTGTGTTTGATATTTTTGATAAAGGTAGTTTGCTATTGCTGGAACTGTGCGGTTTGCTATAAAACCTTGATGTTGTAACGATTTGCTTGTGCCTTCTTCAAGAAAATATATGTAAAAAGCGTCAGCGAGTGAATATCTTACAGTAAACCCTTGCGGATTCACAATTCTTTTAATCGCATTAAAACGTAAATTGCCAGTGTCATAAGGCGCTAAAGACATAGCAATACCAACCGAAACTATACTATCAATATGAATAGTAATATTCATTATTCTAACTCTAAAATATATGGAAACTTTTTGCTTATAGCAAAGAAACCAATTTGTTCTTGCGGTAACTTTCGTGTGATTCTTAAATATCTACCATCTTCAAACAAGATTTTATCTCTTTCGTTAGGTTGAATTGCTGTATCACTTGTAAAAATAACCTTGTCATACTTGCCTTTTAACCAACTTGATAACGGTTGATAAGTCATTTCGGTTGCTGTTAATGCTCTATATTTAAACATTTTAGAATATTCTTTTTTTACAACAGTTATACTTTCAGTGTCTTTAATCATACTATCAACAACGTTTACATCTTCGCTTTTAACAAGCCACGCTTTTCTGGTTTCCCCAGCACCAATATTTGCCATTAGTAGTTTTCCTCATCGTAATCAAACTCTTTTTCAAGTAAGAAACGTTGTCCTTGATAAAGCAAACGATTATGTCGCATTAGATTTTCAGCTTCAGGCGCTATTCTTGCTACACCACGAAACTTGTCTAAAGGTATGATAATGCCATTTAATACATTGATACCACTTTGATACGACAAAAACTCGGCACTCATTTCGTATTCATACCTTGCTTGTTCTTCTAATATCATTTGAATTGTTGGTCTTAATTCTTCATCTAACGCTAACCAACGTTCCATAGGCTTAATATAGTGAGTGTGAGCATAGATATAATTATAAATTGTGCGTGAGATTTGATACATACGGTCTTTCGCCTTGACTGTGCTACCTTCTTTTTCAACGAAATCAAGCCCAAATTTGCTATTTACATATTCAAAATTAAGTATATATAAATGCTTGTTGTAATCATAACTCATAGCGGTTGTTTTTTTAGGCATATTTCCACCCCTTTACGCTTCTATTTTTTCTTTGTTAAACTCAATAGGTTCAAAATCTGCTTTAATATCTTTATCATATTCAAAACCGAAACCTTTTGTAATATCATATTCCTTACCTTTTCCTTCTAAAACTTGTTCTTTGAATTTCTTTAAGGTTTTTAATTCGATTTCTTCAACATTAGTTAATTCTTTTTTGTCTTTTAAATCTTTAATTGCTTGAACGATAAAATTATTTAGATCAGTTCTATTTTCAAACTTTCCAAATTGTTCTTTAATAAATTTTATTGTATTAAACTCAATTACAGAAACTGTTTTTAGATATTTCTTAATTGCTTTTGAATAAAATTCGTTTGCTTTAAGTGTTAATTCTAAAATATCATCATCAATTTCAATGTTATGCACTTCTTCACTTAAAAACTTGTCTAATTTTTCTATTGTTTTTTTATCTCTCTCGTTCATTTTAAACTCCTTTTTTCGTTTTGGTAAAGCGTTCAAGAGTTGCACTTGAATAATACTACTCGCTTTATAAGAAAGGGCGATAAACCCTTTATGAAATTATCGCCCTAAATTAGTATGTATTGCTAAATTGCATTAACTGTGATTTCTACATCATCAGTTATTGGTGTATCAAATGACACATAAGTTCTGCTACCATTTACATATACTACGTCCATAACTTCAGCAGTTACTGTTACAGTTCCAGCTGCTATACCAGTTAAGGTATTAGTTAATCCTTCAGTATATACATTAGTTACATCACCATAAGTATCATCGTCAACTGTCCACTTGATTATGTAGTCAAGTGAGTTAAGTGACGGCAATACCGTTGCGGCAAATAATAATGTAGCCCCTTCGTCAACTTCCACTGCGTCACCAGCGGTCGCTAAACTAATAGACTCAGGGATTACTACTCCTGCGAACCTTCAGGCAATACTGCTAATGGTGTAGCACCTTCAGTAAACGCTGCACTTGCTAATAATTTAATTCCACCCTCGAAAAATACTTTAACACCGAAATTAGATAATGGTTGGATTCTCAACCCTTGTCCGTTTGGTGAATCAATAACTTTTGTTTGGTCTGGGAATGCGTGTCCTCTACCAGTTGCGATATGTGAACACAAAATACCAGCGATGTTTGCAAGATAACCAGCGTCAGCACCTAACCAAGTTTCAGCTTCATTCCATAATTTTGCTGTTGCTTTATAAACAGGAACGTTATCAAGCATACCAACATAACCGTTGTGAACTTCTGGTAAAACTGTGTTTGGATCGATGGCACCACTTGCTAACATTTCTTGTGCGTAATTTGAACCACCGACAATTACTGAACCTTTTTGACGCATTTCAGCGATTGATTCAGGTCTTAACAATAAAATTCTACCTTCTCTTGGAAAATAGTGATGATAAGTTCCATCGCCATTATCAAGTTTAGCATTCATTGTCATAATTTTTGCCAAGATACCAGTTGAATCAGTTGCACCAGCAACGTAAGTATAAATTCTATCAGTTTCAGTCGAAGCAGTAATAACTGCGTTAATAACAGCTTCTAATTGATGAGCCATTGTTCCAGCATTTAAACCAACTGCGATATTCTTGCCAATTTCTTTTGCTCTAATTTCTACACTTGATAAACCACCAAGTGATAATTTTTGTTGTGATACAGGAACATCTTCAGGCATATCATATACATAAAGTAATTCAACAAATTCTTCATCTAAACCGATAGCACCGATAGAACCCCCATTAAACCAATTTCCATTGGAAGTAGCACCAAGTTTACGCCAAGTTCCAGTTGAAGGTTTTACCTTTGGAACACGAACGCCACCTGCGCCAACATCTTTTGTAGTGATTTGTGTGATACCAAGACCATCTCGGTATATATTGTCTTGAACTAAACGTTCAATAATCCATTCACTGACAGCAACGTGTAAAGCTGTGTCATTAACGGCTGTAAAAGTTGCAAATGCCATAATATTTCACTCCTTCTTTCGTTTAAATTTTAGTTTTTAAAATAACTATCTACGACATCTTTACGCTTTTTATCACGTTCATCTAATGTATTTTCAGCCCTTGCTTTAGCAATAGCACCGAGATTAGGAAAGGTTTTCTCTAACTCATCGACTTTTTTTGTTAAGTCCTCTATTGTTTTGTTTTTACTTTCAAGCAAGGTAGCGTATTTGCTATCAATTTCAGCTAACTTTTCATCAAACTTTTGAGATAATGCGTTTAATTTAGTTTCGGTTTCATCTTCTTTGACTTCAATTTCTTGCGTTTCCGTTTCTTCAACAACCACCTTTGGCTCATCGTTGATTACTTCTTCAGTTTCCGTTGTTTTAGTTTCCAAAGTTTCTTCCTCAACTTTTGTTTCTTCTTTGGTTTCTACGTTTTCTTCGGTTTTGGTTTCTTCAACTTTAACTTCATCTTCCATAGTTTTACCTCTTTTCTTGAATAATTTGAACATCTAATCACTCCTTTACTACTTACGACTAACGGATCAAACACAAAGTTACTTATTCTTTGAATCTTTCACCTTGTAATCGGCTAACCGTTTTCGTATATTTATGATAAGGCATAAAGCCCTTGTTCCTAATAATAGGTTAAATAACATCTACAACCAAGTCTTTCATAAGGCGGTAATGTATTGTGAGCTGGAAATAATGCTCTTGAATCACCTACAAAGAAATAATCGTTAATAAATACTGTTTGTCTATCAATTCCGTTATGAAATGTTGTTTTTCTAACTCTTGAATCTCGTTGAGTATTCCATTGTTTCATTTTTTTATTTAAAACGAGTTTATTAACAGCAAGTGATACATCATTATTTTGCTCTACTAAATCAGTTGTTTCGTTAAGGTTTTGATAATATTTCTCTTTACGATTTTGTGGTTTTTCCTTTATTTTTGGCTCTTTTTGTGGTATAATATGATTGAGGAAAGATACTTCTTCTTTGTTCTTTTCAATAAAAATATCTATGTGTTTTGCTAACCTTCCTTCGCCTTGTAAAGCACTCTCGACAGCATTGACTACTACTTTTGGTTTGTCGATGTTTTTAATTTTTAAAATAAACGGTGCTTTAGTTTCAATAATTTCAGGGGTAGGGTTAGTAAAATATTCCATAAAGTAAACCATAAGCAAAGCAATTATTATAAAATCTTTCTTATTCTTACGTTTTTTATATTGTAAATCTAAAAATCTATTATGATATTCTTCTCTTAAAGCGACTTTATCATATAAATTCGGCATAATTTATCACTCAACAAGTTCGATTTCTTCGGTTTCAGCAGTTTCAGGCGACTTTTGTTGTTGTTTTATGCCTTCACCTTCTTGCCTTCCGTTGTTTATCTTTCTCATTCGAGTTTCAAAAGCGTCAATATTACTATCGGTTTCCATTTGTTTAATGCGTTCTTGCTCTTTGAACTTTCTATCTACCATTTCTTGGACTTGTTCATCATCTTTATCAGGGTAAACTTCTTTAAATAAGTCAAATGTAGATACGCCAATCTCACGTTTTGCTCTCATCTCATCAATAGTAATCATTTTATTAACAAGATTTTGTGAACTAAACTTGATTTTGATTTTATCTTTCATATTATAGTATTTACACCAACGAGTAAAGAATGGATCAAGGTCATTCATTAAAATATCACGCTTTTCTTCAACAAATGATAATGTTTTTCTTGTTTCATCAGCAATTTGTGTCGCAGTTTTGCTTGAACCAGTTGCGTCACGCAAATAAGAGAATATATCACTACCACCAACACCGATACTTGAAGCAATTTTTTCAGCCGTTTGATTTCTAATCTTTTGCCACTCATCAGCTCTTAATTCAAATTGAATTGATATTGGTTTTTGATCTACCGTATTAACCATCGGCATTTTAGTAAACATTAAACTATCATAACCGCTATAATAAGTTTGATAAACCGTATCAGTAGGGTTTCTTAATTGCTCTGGTATCAAGATTTTACCTCTACCATTATACATATCAGTATCTAAAGCACTTTCAGCATACTCGTAGTCTATCATATACTTAATTACGTTCATTAACGCACTTTCGCCCATTTTAACTTCAGGAATACGATTGCTTGTTGTGAATCTAACTAAATCAACTCCTAAATCATCGCAAAAACGGATTGGTTGTTCTATACAAACTTTAATATCAGGGAAATCTTTTTTGATAAGTTTTTGAATATTTTTAGGTAATTGTTCCCAACTCATATCGTTTGTTTGAGAAATATCAAAATTTTGGCCTGTTGAGATGTTAGATGTTGAACGTTTTAATGCAATTTTCTTTATAGGTTTTAATTTATCATCATAATATCTTTCTTCAACCATATAAAAGTTTGTTTCTTCGGGCTTTCTACCAGCACCATTGCTAACTATCGCTGTATAAAAACCAATGAAACCAGTCCATTTACTAACTTTGTTGCTAAAATCAACTTCATAGAAAAATTGGTCGATACGATAAATTATTGGGAATAAATCGTGATTTTGATTTACATAAGAAACCACAGTAGCAGTTCCACCAGCAACTTCATATTCAACTAATTGTTTTAAAATGTTTTGGAATAAATATTTATCACTCCACACATTAAAATACTTCAATGTTTCATTTATAACTTTATTTTGACTTTTCTCTTTAAATTTATTAACAAAAAATGCTCTACCACCAATAATTAGTTTAGTGATTTCTTTAACAATAGTATTACCAATACCTGTTGCCATAATACCAACACTTGGGTTATGTATTTCAGGAACAAAGCCTTGATACCAATATAAAGACCTGCGAATAGCGTTATAGTAATAAAACTTCATATCAGCGGGAACTAATTGATAAAATGTATCTCTAATTATTGGGTGATAAGTCGCCTGTGGGTTAAAGCCAACTCTTTGAGTCATTTCATTAGCAATATTCATAGTGCTATCTAAAGAAACTGAACTTCCCATAATTAACTACCACCTTTCTTTGAAAAATCTCTCATTTGATACGGAGTTGTTGTATGATATGCGATTGGGTAGCGTATTGCGTCAGACATATCATTTGGTATTAAGTCGTTAAACTTGCTTGGATCATCTTCACGCCAACAAACCGTTTGTAGCTCATTGAATAATACATACTGACTAATTTCGTGATTAGAAACAATTTCTTTCCAACTTTCATCAGTAAAATACAGTAATTTTTGTGTTAAGGCATTATTTACCTTTTCACTTGTATCTATTAAATCTTTTTTAGTAAACTTTACGAATTTCAAATTATTGAAAGGCGATAATTCAAACTCAAGATTTTCTATTAAGTCAGCATTATGTCCATCAATAACAAATGTAATCATTACATTATATAAAGCATATTTCTCTATTAAAGTTCTTAACCATATTTTTACATACTTTTGAGCCATTATATTATTTCTAATAATTCCGTTCTTTTTTGGATCGTGATACAGCATATCGCTTAACTTACACACGAATTTTGCGTTTTTAAAGTGAAAAATAGGCATAAATACTGTTTTATCTCTTGTAGAACTACCATCAACGCCTATATAAACTTGGAATATTTGGCTTGTATCTACTTGAAAACTTGTAGGTAAAACGTGTAAACTCTCGGTAAAAGCACCATAAACAAGGTCGTCGCCACCGATTGGTTGCCCTAAATACATATATTTATAGTTATTTGGGTTTAATTCTTTCTCTTGTTCTATCATTCTCAACGTTGCTTGATTCAAAAACTCATAAATATCGAAGTAAGAACTCTCAATTATAAGAAAATCTTTGTCTTTTTCCTTTTCTCGCACCCAAATATTGAATTTACCATTAACATTTCTATCTCTATTACCAGCATAAATCACAAAACCGATTTTATCATCAAGAAAACGCATATAAGTTGCTATACTTTGCTTTAAAAGTTCTTCGCCTTGTGAATTTCCACTAAAAATCTCTTGTGTTTCTTCAACTATCAGCAAACTTATAGGTTTATCAGTTTCTTTACCACGAGATTGGTTAGAACCACTTTTACTTCCCATACCAACTCCACCAAAAAAGATATTATTTCCAGCAGGTAATGTGATTTGTAAAGGCGGACTTGCTCTAAATTTGATTTTACTAAATATTTCTAACGGCAATTTCTCTAAACAATACTTCTGAAACGCTTTGAAAACGCTTTCCTTTAATTGCGAACTATTCGCTCTTAATACTACTATATCGTGTTTAGGAAATGCCAACCCTTTATAAAACATCAGCTGAATAAAATTCATTGTCTTACCAGCAACTCGACCGCTTATATTGATAAATTGATAAATGTCGTGGTTATATTTCTTTTCTAATTGTTTTCTTGTTAACCACATATCTTTAAACGGTTTTACTATCTGTATTTCGTTATTCGGTATTTCCATCATCGACATCACCAGCAATTTTAATTACAAAAACGGCAGGTTTATTTTCATCTAATAAATCTTCCTCTGCCTTGCGTCTATATTCCATTGAACGTTTACTATTCAATATGTATTCTATTGCTCTAAAGTTTGCTGGTATGAATTTCTTATACGTTTGTATCTTTTCACTTTCACGATCACTTCGACCGCTTTTCGTTTTAAAAATTGTTTCTTCTTCTATATATCTATCTTGTGCAGCCGCATAAAGTGCTTCTACAACTAAATTCTCTTTTTGTTCTCTTCCTCTATCTATTGCGTCATAGATTTCGGGATTCTCTCTTGAAAATGCGTGTAAGTCCCTTTGTGTGATTTCTAAAGTGTTTGCTATTTGCACTAACGACAAATCTTTTTTAGCAAGGCTTTCTATAAGCAAGATTCCTTCTTTGGTTAATAAAAACTCTTTTTTGTCCTCTAACGGCTTTTCAAAATAACTTTTCTTGCTTAGCCACTGACTTACTTTCTTTTGTAAATCACTTACTTCTTTTTCTCTTGCCTTAACTAAATTGTTTATCAGCATATCTTCATATTCAACCTTACGCATTCTCTCACTCCCTTTCTTTTTACTGACATCAGCTTATTTCAATTATTTTTACCCCCCAAAAATTTTTACGAGGCTTTTTTCCTTTTTAATGCTTTTCTAATCCGCTTTTCCTTTTTCTATCTTTTCTTGCCTTTTTTCTACATTGCGTATTTTACGGTTTCTTCCCCATTTTGTCAACTATTTACCGTTTGCTATTATTTGACATAACTACAAATGTTTTATTATTTTGAAAATCTTTATTGAGTATAACTAACCTATATAGCATATTAAAGCACCCTATACCCTTACATTATAAAGTAAATGATATAACACCAACAGATATAAAATGCGTTTTAATAAAGTAAATAGCCAATACTAAAGCGTTTTAATGTAATAGATGATATATAACACACATTGAATATTAAAAGCGTTTCAGTGCTTTATAATCGCCCTTTTATTTATTGTTATAAATAACACGTGTGTGTTATATGTTTCACTTAATTATATAAAGTAAATGGTTTTAGTCTTTTAAAGTTCTAAAGCGTTTTAAAGTCATTAAAGTAAATAATCTTTTAAAAACAATATAATAAATGATAATAATACGTAATATATAATACGTAATATATAATACGTAATATAATAAAGCAAATGATATTATAATAAATCGAATAAAAGACAATAAAAAAGCATTACCCTAGTAAATGCTTTTTTATAATATAAAAGGGCTTTAATAAGTATGAAATGATAAGGATCTAAAATAAAACTATTACCAGAAGAAAAGAAAGCAAACAAAAAAGCGGCTTTTATACCGCTTTAATTAAAATGTTTTTGATTTTGTCAAGTTTTTTCATCTGTAATAGCCCGTTTGGCTTGCGTCTTGTTTAAATGTTTCTAATGGTTTTAAATCTCTTCTAAAGTTTCTAACGCCGTTTTTATCACTAAAGGCAAAATAGTTTTGCGGTTTTGTTGTGTCTTTCATTCTTACTAGATAATAATTGCCGTCATTATCTTTTAAAATATCTAACCCCCACACTTTTTTATTAAGTCGATACGCTATATCAATATTAGTTTGATCATAACCCCAAGAAGCCGAATAAGCCTCGCTTGTAATTTCTAACCCCTCAATAGTTGGAAGTTTATTCCATATCGCCTTATAATATTTTGATTCGCCATTAGTGCTAAATCTATCATCTAATGTTAAGCCTAAACTTTTGTGGATGATTGCCTCTCTAATATAACGCAACTCACCGAACCAATCATATTTTGAATCATTTTTTAAATTATCAAACAATTCTTTTTCGTAGTTTTCAAGTGCTTCTTTGTTAGTTTTATAAGCTGTATGCTGATAATTCCAAGACTTGAAAAGGTTTTCTTTTGCGTATTCTTTTAAAAAGTCTTTATATTCTTCAATAGTTATATAATCAAGTAAATTTTTAAAATATTCCACTTTTTTTGTTTTTGGTTTTTCTGTGCTTTCGCCTTTTTGATTCTTAAGTAAAATATTTATGCAATAACTCGCCTCTTTTACGGTTAAGTTTTCAATACCTAAATCAATTAAAAAACTCGCTTTTTCTTTTGCTTCTGGTGTTGCTTCTTCTAATAATTTAGTTATAAATTCTTTTTGTTTTTCGCTTATTGCTTTCATTTTTTTCGCTTCCTTTTCTTTTTATTTTTTTTCTTTCATTTTTTATTGATAGACTATGGCTTTTCACCAATGCGGATCAACGCCGCTATTTTAAAATTGTTAGCTTGTAACGCTTATCTTACTTTTAATCACCACCTTTTTATTTTTACACCCTTATTATATAACAATCGATTTTTAATGTCAAGTATTATTTATTAAATATTTAAAATTATTTTTTTATTGACTTTTTTAATGTTTTAATGTTATTATAAAACCGCATTGATTCAGTGCAACCGAAACAGCCACATTTTCAGCTTATTTTTCAGTGATATTTTTTCTCACGCACGAACACGCCTATTTTCTCGCCTTTTTTCGCACTCTTGCAAACAACCACGCCCATTTTACAAACGCACACAGGGGGGTGGGGGGGTATATCATATCATTTTAAGTCCATACACGCATTTTTATTTAAAATATGAGTATAAATACACAAAAACAATTAATCGAGCCGTAAACGTATCAAAAACAACCTTAAAATAAAAAATAGCCACTCGTTAAGGGTGGCTTTTACAATAGAAACTATATCTTTAAAAGAAAAGGAATTAGATCGAGCCAAGAAAATGAAAGGTAAACTTGGCAGTTGCTCTATTGCAATACATATTTTATCATAGATAGCACGATATGTCAAATTATATTTTCAAATTATTTTAGCACCAATTTTAGCGATTTGTAAAATATTTTCATTTTTTATCAAAATAATACTTGACAGGTTTTGCGTTGCGTAGTAAAATTATAGTAGATAACAAGGGCGAACCCCTAAAAGAAAGGGAAATAAATGAAAGTAGAAGATTTTTTAGATGTAGTATTAACTGATTACGCTATTAAAATCAATGGCAAATTAGTTATAAGAGAAGAAAACCAAAGCTATCAATATTTTAAAATGTTTGAAGGCAAGGAAATCATAGCAATTAGAATCCACCATAATTGTGTCAAGTTAGAGGTGGCATAATGAATAACAAAGAAAACGAATTGCTATGGAAAGAGTTTTTTGATTTCTGTAAAATAAATAATTTAAAACCGCATTATGGTAGCACTGTGCGGTTATTTTTCGCATTAGTCAAGGGGGTGAGTAGATAATGATTAAATGTATGATTTGCGGTAGAGAGATGAAAACTCTTAAAAGGCATTTGCTGACAGTTCATAGTATGTCAACGAAAAAATACCAAGCACGATACAAGGGTGCGTTGGTGGTCGATCATGAATACAGCAAGAAAATGGCTGAAACACGAAAGCCTTATATTGAAGATTTTAAAAAGATTATGAAATATAAGAAAGGGGAATAAGATGTATCGAATGTCAGTGGGCTACGCCACAAAGCTTGGTAATATTCAATGTAATTGGGTTAATGAACCTTGTGAGAAACCAAACAAGTATGAATGCGAAAAGTATTTCAATGCGATTATAAGAGATAGCATAGCTTGTGTAAGAACAAACGTTAAATGCTACTTATTCACGCAAGAACAAGTGGAGTGTTTAAAAGAGCAAATGCTAACCGTTAATACCAAAATGACTTTTATTGTGAAAGAAACAGAAGATAGATTTTTAATTATTCCACGAAGAAAAAGAGGTATGAAATGATTAAATTAAATTATAACAAAGAAACTGAAACAGCAAGTTTAGAAATTGAAGGAACGTTTGAAAATATTGTTGAAGAACTTTTAAATGCTACGCTTGATATTTTAGAAGAATTTGCCAAAATGGCTGATGGCGAAGACCCGTTGCTAAACTATATTCAATTATTAGTTGATTATAAAAACGAAACAAATAAAAAAGGAGTGGTAATGTGAGATATTTAAAACCAGAAGAAATAGAAGTTAGGGTGGGTGCTACATCAAACGCTAAACCAAAAGCGATGTTGCTACTCTATAAAGACGCAAGATGTGATATGGCGGTGCTTGATGAGATATACGGTGCTGATCTATGGCAAAGCCGTTATGAAAAAATTGATGGCGTATTATATTGTGCTATCGGCATTTATAACAAAACGATTAAAGAATGGATTTGGAAAACAAGCAACGGCATTGAATCACAAGGAACAGGCGACGACGATCCCAATAATAAAAAAGGCGAAGCAAGTGACGCTTTTAAAAGAGCTGGGTTTATGTGGGGTATAGGTAGAGAACTTTATGAGTGGAAAGACTTGTGGATTGACTATGACAAACAAAAAGACAAATATGAACGTTTTAGAGTAACAAAAATTGATTACGATAGCAAAGGACAACCAAAAGATTTGATTATTGTTAATAGCAAAAATAAAATCGTTTACAAGTTAGAAAACGGCTATTACAAGAAAGGCAAAGGCGAAGTTGAAGAAGAAGTCGCAGAAGAAATAAAAAGCGAACCACAAGCACAAAATGAGCCTGAAATCAAAGAAGTTGAAAAAGTTGTAGATGTTAAAGCACTTGAAAATGAAGTTAAAGAAGAAAATATCGTGATTTGGAAAGAATTTATTTCTATTGCTAAACAAGTTTACGTTGATGAAGGACACACTGATAGAATCGATAAATTAGCAAAAAACGCACCAAAAGAATATTTTGATGAATTAAAAATACCATTTAGTAAATTAGAACTAACAAAAACTGATAGAAAACCAAAATTAAGTGGTAATGTTGTTGTGGTTGTTGATGATGAGTGGTTAAAAGAATATAAGGCTTTTGTATTTAGCATAGCTGAATTACCGTTTTAATTAGAGGAGGAATAAAATGGAATTATACAATAAGATGGAAATATTAGGTGAGATAGTTCACTTCGAGAGTAAAAAAAGCAAAAATGGCAAAGATTATGTCAAGGGGCTTATCGCAACTTACAAATTAAACGATCAAGACAAAAAACAATTTTACTTTTCACAAGGGTTTATGGCATTTGAAGAATCGGCAGCTAAACTTGAAGTCGCTAATATCAAAAAGGGCGATGTAGTGCTGTTGAGTGGTAATATGAGCCAAAGTCTTTACAATGATAAAACTTATGTGAATTTAATTGTAACTGAAGTAAACCTGAATCCAAGTTATCAAAAACAAGAAACTCAACCAAGTAATGAATTTTACGATAAACCAAAACCAAAGCAAGAACCAAAAAAAGAAAAGCCTAAACAAGATGACATTACTGATGAGGACTTTCCGTTTTGATTAACTTTGGCGACTTAAACCAAATGGTTATGGTAGTGGGGTATATACCGCACGAACTTACGCTTGTAACTAATGAACAAGGCGATTATCAAATGAAATTCAACATCAGAACTTATGATGATGAAAACATTTCTTGTCTATTGCCCTGTATCGCAGTTAAAGAAATGGCTAAAAATCTTTATGATGAGTTTGAGGAAAAAGATACTATCGTTATTTGGGGACAGTTAAGGCACACTTATTCAGCAAAGTTTCGTGATTCTATAATGACTATCAAAGTGATTTCTTATAGCATTGTTGTTGATTTAGGCGAGTTTTTATTTGAACCGAGCTTATCACAAGAGAAAAAAGCCTTTTTAAAAGAGATGAGTGATTTGTTTGATAAACAAGCACCAGCACCAACAGAAGATGAAATATTGTTTTGGCGAGAACATTGGAAAAATTGGAAAAAGGTTAAGTATGATGAAAAAATTGCAAAACAAAAAAAACAAAAAGAACAAAAATAAAATGAAAGGGGGTTGGTGTTTTTGGACAATACTTGGATTAAACTTTATCGTGGTTTGTTAGAGTGGGAATGGTATAACGATGTTGTTACTAAATCATTGTTTATTCATTGTTTATTAAAAGCTAATTATCAAAATAAAGATTGGCGTGGCACTGAAATTGAGCAAGGAAGTTTCATTACAAGTTCATTAAAATTAGCTGAAGAATTAGGGTTTTCACGTCAACAAATAAGGCGTGGAATTAACAACTTAATTTCAACCAACGAAATAACACTCAAAACAACCAACAAATTTACGTTGATAAAGGTTGTAAAATGGGGAAGTTATCAACTTGACAATTTTGAAAACAACCAACAAAACAACACGCAACTCAACCAACAAAGAACCATCAAACAACCAACAAACAACCAACAAACAACCACAACTAAAGAAAGTAATAATATAATAAAGAAAGAAAGAAAGAAAAAAGATATTATAGAAAATAAATCTTCTTTGTCAGTTTTCACTGACTTTCCAATCGAAAAATCACAAAAAAATGAAAGAATTGATTTTGAATCCATAACAAATTATTGGAATAATAATTCTCAATTATCAAACATTACAAAAATTACTGATTTAAGAAAAACGAATGTAAATGCAAGAATTAAAGAATTTGGTTTAGAGAGTGTTTACAAGATGATAGACAATGTTAGCAAGTCGCCATTTTTGAAAGGCGAGAATAATCGACAATGGTTTGCTACGTTTGATTGGTGTTTTAAACCAAAAAACTTTGTTAAAGTAGTTGAAGGCAATTATTTAGAAAATGGTAAAAACGGAAATAGTGAAACCGATATTGAACGTAGAGTTAGATTAGTTAATGAAAGGTTAGGTAGATTATGACAACGGAACAAGTTTTATCAATAAAAAAATATGTAGAAGGTGCTTATCAAACATTAAAAAGCAATATTGACAACGATTTAGTTTGGATTGATATACTTAAAGACCAAGAATATTATGGAATTTTAGAATCAACAAAAAAATATATTCGAGCTGGAAATAAGTTTCCACCGACAATGGGTGAATTGATACAAGGCTACGAAATTGTTGTTGATGATTTTAATAAAATTGTTTTTGATATGATGGCTGATGACGGTTATTTTATAGACCGAGTAAGTGAAAATCAAGAAATTAAGATATGGAACACTGAAAAACGCACCAAGCAAACTAAAATATGGTTAAGCAAAAACTACCCTAAAGAACACATACCACAATGGTTTCTTGATGATTGGCGAAAATATGCGAATGAAGTTAAACAACTATTAGCCAGTAACGATTTGCAAATGATAAGTGGGTGATTAGGTGTTTGAAATCTACAAAGAAGAAAACGGATCAGTTGAAAAAAATATGCGAGTTTGCTGAAATAGAAAAGGCAATAAAATATTGCCGAGAGCATAATCCGAGCAAAATTGATGACAAATTATATTTTTCAAATCAAGACACCTGGTATTATATAAGACCAAAGGGGGAAAAATAAGTGGAATTAAAAAAATGTATTCAAAACGAATTAGAAACTTTACTTATTGAATTGCCTGTTGAAGTAGTTAGCACAAATTTAGAATTAGTGTATGAAGAACCATTTTTTATGGTTTGGCTTAATATTGAAATTTATTGGGAAAAAGAAAACGAAAGTGAAACACTATATGAAAAATATGAGTTAAGCACGAATAAACCAAAAGACATAGCAAAAGACATTTATGACTATATCGTAAATAAATTCATAGAAAGGAATTATGATGAGTAAATTAAGGTTGGTTCAAGTTTTATTATTTGTTGGTGGTTTAACTTTGATCACCGCAGGAATAGGGAAAAACAATCCAAAATTAGCGGTATATGGGGTTATATTATTGGTAGGAATAATCGTAGTAAAAATGTTAAGATTTATATTTATGGATTAAGAAAAGGGGAAAATGAAAGATGACACAATTAGATATTTTTGATTTAATGAAAACAGAAAATAATTTAACACCAAGACAATGGAAACTCTACACATTTTTAAAAGAAACAAGAGAAAGATTTAAAAAGCAAGAAGAAATGCTTTTAGCATACGAAACGTGGCTTTTAGAAAACTGTGAACGCGTTAAATATTCATACGGTTATTTTAACGAGAGAGAGCAAGGAAAACATTATAGTGATATGAGTAGCGCAAGGGCTATGAGAAAAGATATTCAAGAGCTTAAAAAAGATGATACAATTCAAAAAGTAATTTGCACGAATAAACTTGCTGATTCAGTAGAAGAAGCTGAAAAACACCTTAACAAAACTCTTGGCAAGATTTTGCGTGAATTGAAACTTTATCATAAACAAAAAGCAAAACTGGAAAAACATTTACAAACACGCTTAACATTTAATCAAGAAAAAGAGATTATTGAAGCGGTTAGGGGTTTAGAATGAAAAGCGAACTAATTAAAGACTACCGAAACGGTATGCCAATCAAGGAAATAAAAGAAAAGTATCATACAACATCGCTTTATTACTACTTACCAAAGTCTTTAAGGCGAAAGAATAAACTAACTAAAGAAAATCAAAATGACATTATAAATTATTATTTAAAAGGCGAAAAAGTTGCTGACATCGCCGATCTATTTGATGTAAGTCAAACGCAAATAAGATTAGTGCTTAAAGGCAACAACATTATACTACGACACATCGGCAGACCAAAAAAAGCAGGTGATTAGGTGGAAACTAACAAAATATACTTGGGCGATAGTTACGAGTTATTAAAAGAAATACCAGATAAGAGTGTTGATTGTGTTTACGTAGACATACCATATGATTTTGAAGGCAATGGTGGTGGTGGTGCGTTTGGTTCTAAAAAACGTAATTATCATAAAGAATATGAAACCGTTAGTCTAAATACAAACGAAAACACTTTATATAAACGAAAAGCAAAAAATAGTTATGAAAATGAAAAAATCGCTTTTGGCATTGATTATGTCATATTAGATGAATTAGTTAGAATAATGAAAAGTATTAACATTTTTATATGGTGTAGTAATAAACAAATTTTTCCTATTATGAAATATTTTATAGAAAATTATGAACCATTTTCGACAATACTTACGTGGAATAAATTGAATCCTATACCAACTGGAAACAACACTTGGTTAAGCGACATAGAATATTGTTTATATTTTCGTGATAGTAATACAAAACTTAACGATGGTTACGAATTAAAAAGCAAATGGTTTACAAGTTCTATCAATAAAAATGACAAAGACTTATACGATCATCCTACTATTAAACCGTTAGAACTTGTTAAAAGACATTTAGCACACGCTACACAACCTAACGACATCATACTAGATTGCTTTATGGGTTCTGGAACAACGTGCGTTGCTGCTAAAGAGTTAGGGCGTAGATATATTGGCATTGAAATTGATAAAAATTATTTTAAAATAGCAAAAGATAGACTAAACGGAATCACAACAAATGGGCAAACTAGTATATTTACTGATTTTGATAACGTGGAAGAAGATTATGGAGCAAACGAATATGTTTGAAATAGGCGATATTGTTTATTTTAAAGGTTGTAAATATTATGTGACGTCAACTTGCTATCATCAGGATGCTAATTGGAGATTATTTGTATCAAAGAATCAAAACGATCATTACGATAAATGGAAAACTATATGGGTTGAAGACTATGACAAAGTTACAACTAATCAAATCGGACAATTAAGTTTGTTTAATTAACCGAAAGGAGCAAAACAAATGTATAAAATCAACGACCAAGTATTATTCAATGGCGTTCAAGCCAAGATTACCGCAATATTAAGCGATAAGCGTTATCAAGTATATACACAAAATGGCGAAGTCAAACTCGCTAAAGAAAAGGAGTTAGAAAGATTATGAGTAAAGAGTTAGAACTAGATTTAAAAATATTAGAAAATGGAATTATTGCTTATTGTGAAACTATTGATTTAGATTATTTTGATACTTATAAAAATAATATTGAACGAGTTAAACAAGCACTAACACCACCAACGGCTGAAGAAGTTTGTAAGTTGTATGAATTATTATATAGGACACCGCTTATTTATAATAAAACAATGAAACGATTTGAAGAAATTAAAGGCGGTAGAGCAAGAGGTAGATATATAGCAATATTATATCCTTTTGGGTTAAAAATATATCACCCTCTTAAATTAGAACTTATCACGCTAATAGGCAAGTTTTATGAGAAAGAGGCGGGGAAATGAAAACGATAACTATTGAAGCAAGTATTTATAACAAAATCTCAAAACGATTAGTTGTTTCTTTGTTAGATGAAAATGGCAACGGTTCAGGTCTTAGAATTAAAGGTGCAAAATTTAATTATTTTGATAGTGACCATGAGATTGTTGTTCCATTAACAATTCAAGAAGCAAAAGACTTGATTAGTGAAGTCCAAAAATTGGTTGATGAATTAGAAAGTGAGGTAGAGAA